AGGACTATCATGGAACTTTTAAACCCCTTGGCGGATGCCAATTTTCCCACCAAATCGGTTGCTTATACCGGCACTGCTGGCGTGACCGGCACTTGGCCTGCTGGACCTCAAGGCGTTGTAGTCTGGTCTGATCAGGCTTGCTATGTTTTGGTAGGCGAAAGTGTTACGGCAACCACTTCTAGCACACCGGTCCCACCCTACACACCAATCCCGTTTAAAGTGCCCCAAGGCACTGGCGCTCAATGGCGTGTGAGTGCCATTCAAGTGTCTACGGGCGGCACAATTTACTGCAAACCGATCAACATCCAATGAGTTACTTTGGCATTCCCATTCGTAACGGTGTTTCAATTGGGCTTGGTTCTATTATTTCTTTTCTGTCAGGCTATGCTGACGCAACAGTTCAGAATAATTTGATAACGGAAAATAGTGACAACCTTGTCCAAGAAAATGGCAGTTTGATACTTTCATAAAAGGAACAGAAATGGCTGACGTAAAAATTTCCCAACTCCCAGCAGCAACCACGCCGGTTGTGGGCACTGAGGTTCTCCCAATTGTGCAAAGCGGCACAACATCTCAAGTTAGTATCAATGCTGCCACCGGCATAACCCGCCCCTTCACCGCTAACGGTGTGATGTACGCATCGTCTACAAGTGCATTGGCTACTGGTTCTGCGCTAACCTTTGACGGCACGAACTTTGCCACCACCGGAACGGCAACGGCTACAAAACTTATTCCCACAGGAACTAGCGTAACGGGCAACGGAATGTACTTGCCTGCCACCAATTCAATTGGCATTTCTACGGCAGGGGTAAACGCTGTTTACATAGACGCAAGCCAGAACGTAGGTATTGGGACAAGTTCGCCAAGCACATATGGAAAATTTGTTGTTGCTGGAGGGGACGGAAATACACAGTTTAATGTTGGAACAAATGGAGTTTTGCGTATTGCTGGTTATAACTCAACTTATAGCGGTGCATTACTTGACTCTGTTAATACTACTCAATCAGCATATTTGCCAATAACAATAAACGGGTCATATACCGTACTTGCAACTGGTGGCACAGAACGGATGCGTATCGACTCCAGCGGTAGAGTCATAATTGGCGCTACCACTGCTATAACAACTTCTTTACAAACTCTACAGTTTGATAGTGGAACTCTGAACACGGCAATTACGGCAACTTCATACGGTGTTAATCCATCAATATCTTTACGGGCAGCGGGAGGAACAGCAGCATCTCCATCTGCTACGGTTAACAATCCTATTAATATTATCGGTGGTACAACTAGTGATGGAACAACATTTTTTAATACAATTAGTATTACTGGAATAATTGAATCAACACCATCAGCGGGTAGCCACCCAACTGCTATTACATTTTCTACCACTCCGTCTGGGTCAACAAGTCGTTCTGAGCGTATGCGTATCGACTCCTCTGGTAACGTAGGTATTGGGACGAGTTCGCCATCGGCATCAGCCATATTAGACGCACAAAGCACAACCAAGGGCGTGCGAATGCCCAACATGACCACAACGCAGAAAAACGCTATTTCATCCCCTGCTGCTGGCTTAATAGTGTTTGACACAACATTGGCAAAATTGTGTGTTTACAGCGGCTCTGCTTGGCAAACAATCACTTCTGTTTAACAAAGGAAAAAACATGACTACCACAACTTGGGTTATCGAATGGATGTCTGCATCCACTACTGAAATCAACGGCTTCACTGAAGTTGTTCTGACTGCTGGCTGGCGCTGTAATGGCACAGACGGCACTTACAACGCAACGGTATACGGCTCTGTTGGATTTCCTCAACCGGAAGCTGGTGGGGCATTTACACCCTACGCTCAACTGACTCAAGACCAAGTGCTTGGCTGGTGCTGGAACAACGGCGTGGACAAAACGGCTACCGAAGCAAACGTAGATGGGCAGATTCAAAATCAGGTTGATCCACCTGTTATTCAACCACCACTGCCTTGGGTGGCGGCATAATTAAAGATGGGCAAACCGCTGGCCCCAACAGCGGCAATTAAACGGAGAGTATTTCATGCAAAAAATTGCACTTTCAACTGAGTTGGTCAACGCAATCCTGCAATATTTGGGCAATCAGCCTTTTGTTCATGTAACGCAACTGATTAACGGCATTCAGCAAGAGGCACAAAGCCAAGTTTCTCCTGCAGCCCCTGAAACTCCTGCTGCTGAGTAAACATTAAGTTAAGCGGAAATTGACCGATGGAACAAATTCACGAACTTGCCACTGAAACCGACAAACGTTTAAGTGTTCACGAGGCAATTTGCGCAAGCAGATATGAGGGCATTCAAGCCCGTTTTGACGATGGTTCCAAGCGCATGGCCAAGATCGAGTACCTTTTGTACGTTGTGATTGCGGCTGTGCTGCTTGGCCCCGGCGTTGCGGCCGAATTTGTCAAGAAGTTATTGGGGTTGTAATGATTGACGTCACCAAGGCTATCGGGGCGGTTGCCGCCAGCGTTGCCGCACTTGGCGGCAGCTACACCCTTGCTGATAAGTTTGGCTGGCTTGACAAGGCCATTTTGCAATGGTCACCAGAGCATTTTGAGGTTGCAAACGGACCCTCAAATGGAGAATTCAAAGTTGTTGTTGCTCGGCAAAAGCTGCGCGACGACTGCGAGGTGACAAACTTCAAAATCGAGATTAAAGACTCTGATTTTGTTGTCCACCCTGCTATCCCAAGCATTGCAACATTTAGCGGTCCAGCGACCCCTACTGTTGACAAGTTCGGGTACAAATTTACATTCTCACCCGAGGTTCAAAAAAAGATTGCTGCGGGTGAGGCCACATTGCTGGCTCACATCAAGTACAAGTGCCCTGAGAGGGAAGTGGTGGTGAATTACCCCAGCCACAAGAACTTGAAATTTAACATCACAAAAGGGTGACCATGATTCCAATTGTTGCATCACTACTCGGGACCCTTGCTCAAAACGGCTTGGGTCTTTTGTCATCTGCAATTCAAGCAAAGGGAAAAGAGGTTGTTGAGAACGCCCTTGGCGTAAAGATCTCCGACAATCCCGGCCCTGAAGAGGTTAGCAAATTGCGCCAGCTTCAGTACGACCACGAAGAGCGCTTACTTGAGCTGGGCATCGAGAAGGCTAGGCTTGAGCAGGAAGAACTCAAAGCCCTGCTGGAGGCTCAAGCCAGCCAAGACAACAACGTGACCGATCGCTGGAAGGCCGACATGGCCTCTGATTCTTGGTTATCCAAAAACGTGCGCCCCGGCACTCTGGTCTACATCCTGACCGCTTATCTGCTTTTTGCGTTGCTTGATGGCGCTGGGTACAAGATCAGCGAGACCTACATAACTTTGCTGGGTCAGTGGGGCCTCATTGTAATGACCGCCTACTTTGGTGGCCGCACGGTTGAGAAAGTCATGGAAATGCGTAAAGGGGGTAACAAATGAGCCTAAGCCAAGAACAAGCCGCGTTCCTGCTGGATGCTTGCAGGTTGGTCCAATACGCCACAGGGATGGGCTTTATGGTCACCGGAGGCGAGCTGGCCCGTACCCCTGAGCAGCAAGCCATTTACGTCAAGACGGGCCGCTCAAAGACCCTTAACTCAATTCACCTGAAGCGCTGCGCCATTGACTTGAACTTCTTCAAGGATGGGCAGATAATCTGGAACAAGGAGCAGCTCGCTCCGCTTGGCGAATATTGGGAGTCTTTGCACCCCAAAAACCGCTGGGGTGGCAATTTTAAATCTCTGGTCGATTGCCCGCACTTTGAGCGCAACGTCGGATAACGGAGAACAAAATGACAGTCGCAGCCGTAATGACGTATGACTCGCTGGTCAACGACATCCAGACGTATCTGGAGCGTACTGACCAGCAGACATTGGACAAGATTCCGCAGTTCATCATGCTGGCGGAGCAGATCATTGCGTCTGAGATAAAATTCCTCGGCAACCTGACTGTGGTCACAAGCACCATGGTCATCTCAGAAAACGTCATCCCCAAGCCCGCTCGGTGGCGCAAGACGGTGTCAATGAATGTGACTGTGGCAGGCAAGCGCAATCCTGTGTTGCTGCGCACATATGAGTACATCCGTGAGTATTGGCCAAACCCAACGTCAACAGACGTGCCTTTGTATTTTTGCGACTATGACTATGAGCATTGGCTAATAGGCCCAACCCCAGCGGCTGCCTACTCATACGAAGTTTTGTATTACCAGCGCGTCCAACCTTTGGACTCGGAAAACCAATCAAACTGGTTTACCCAGTACGCGCCACAAGCGCTGCTGTATGGCACTTTGCTGCAAGCCATGCCGTTCCTCAAGAACGACGAGCGCATGCCTATGTGGCAAGCCAATTACGACAAAATCATTGAAGTCCTGAAAACCGAAAACGTCACTCGTGCCGCTGATCGTCAGGCAATTGTGAGGGATTCATAATGAGTTTTAATTCGCCTTTCACGGGACAAGTTATACAACCAACCGACGTCTCGTATCGCAGCATTACGCTGAGTGCTGATTCGACGCTTTCTTGGCCAATCAACGGCAGCGCAACTGACAATGCCGCAGCTCGGATCATGGACGTCACATCGCTGTCAAGCGGTTTGGTTCTTGCTGGCGTCACCGTAACTGGAGCAAGTGGCCAGTGCTCTTGCACAACAACTCCAAGCTTGTTTGTTGGCCAAGCGGTTATCGTCACTGGAATTTCCACTGGCACGTCAACAGGCATTACCACTGGCAATACTTATTACATTATTGCCACCAACGGCACGACAACCTTCACACTGTCGGCCACCTCGGGCGGCAGTGCGGTGGCCACCACGGC